CGCCGATCAGGTCGGCGAGACTCGCTTCGCGCACGCGAAGATGCTCTATCTCGAAGGCGTCGTCGTCACCGACGCCGAGGGCAACCCGCTCGCGCCCGAGCAACTCAAGTACGAGGTCATGCTCAGTCCGGCCGCGGCCGAGACCGATGCGGCCGATCCCACCGATGAGATGCCGAAGGAAGAGGAGCCGGCTAAGGCTCTCCGCGAAACCGTGAAGTCCGCCATCGCCGCGGAACTGAAGGCAGTCAACACCATGCCGAACATCACCAGCACCGACACCTACAAGATCACCGGCAAGGCCAAGTACCTCGCCACCAACGACGAGGCGTACCGCTTCGGTCGCTTCATCATGGCCGCTCGCGGCCACCGCAAGAGCATCGACTGGTGCTCTGCGAACGGCCTCGTCACCAAGGGCCACCAGGAAAACATCAACAGCGCCGGCGGATTCCTCGTTCCCGAGGAGTTCGAGTCGTCGCTCATCTCGCTCCGCGAGCGCTACGGCGTCTTCCGCCGGAACGCCCGTATCGTGCCGATGAGCACCGACACAAAGCGCATGCCGCGCCGCAAGTCGACGCTCACCGCCTACGCGATCGGCGAGGCTGCCGCCGGCACCGAGTCCGAGCAGGTCTTCGAGCAGGTCAACCTCGTCGCGAAGAAGTTCATGGTCCTGACCACGGCCTCGAACGAGCTGAACGAGGACGCCATCGTCAACCTCGGCGACGACATCGCGAACGAAATCGCGTACGCGTTCTCGCTGAAGGAGGACGAGTGCGGCTTCACCGGGACCGGCACCTCGACCTTCGGCGGCATCATCGGCGTCGCTCAGGCTCTGCTCAATGTCGATGGCACCCGCTCCAACGTGAAAGGCATTCAGGACGCCTCCGGCAACTGGGGAGCGACGACCGTCGCAAACATCAACAGCCTCATGGCGCTCCTTCCGGCCTACGCGGATTCGCCGTCCTGCAAGTTCTATTGCTCGAAGGCGTTCTATCACGGCGTGATGGAGCGTCTTGCTTATGCCGCTGGCGGCGTCACCGCTCGCGACATCAAGGACGGATCGGCCTCTCCGGTGTTCTTCGGATATCCGGTCGAGTTCACCCAGGCCATGCCTCGTACGACCGGTGCCCAGATTTCGCTTCTGTTCGGCGACCTTTCGATGGCCGCGTACTTCGGCGACCGTCGTCAGACCTCGATCGCGTTCTCTGACTCGGCGCTCAACGCGTTCGAGCAGGACGAGATCGCGGTCCGCGGTACCGAGCGGTTCGACATCAACGTCGCCAACGTCGGCGACACGACGGACGCTGGTCCGATCGTTGGTCTTTACACCACGTCCTGATTCACGCTCTTCCCTCTGAAGGCGGGGCCGGCCTTCGGGCCGGCCCTGCCGAAAGGATTAAACGAACATGGTTCCCAGTCAGAACATCAAGACCTTCGTGGCGCTCAACGCGACCGCCACCACCGTCACCACTGAACTTACCTACGGTCCTCGGATCGACGTTGCCGGCGCCGAGTCGGCGACCTTCCTCGTCCACATCGAGGCCACCAACGCGACCGGCACGCACGGTCTCGTTGCCGTTCAGCTCGAGGATTCCGACGTGACCGGCACGACCGGTTTCGCCGCGATCACCGGGCTCACCTTCACCTCGACCGGCGTCAGCGCGGCGACCAGTGCCGGCGACGTTACTGCCGCCGCGGTCGCTCCCGTGGCGTTCTTCTCGACGCAACTCGGAGGCCGCAAGCGGTACCTCCGGATCGGCGTGCGGAAGAGCTCCAGCGCGACCAACGCCGTGAAGGTGCAGGCTCTCTGCATCCTCGACAACCTGGCCGAGGCGAAGTCCGCGAGCAACGGCGCTGCCATCAGCGTCATCCGCTGATACCATCCGGTCACACGGGTCGGGCAGGGCCGGTTCCGCGTGGAGCCGGCCCTGTTCACTTCGAGGGAAACAGGCATGTCCATCACGGTTTGGCACGGCGGCACGTTCCGGGACCACAAGGCCGAGGAGGCGATGGCGCTTCCGTATGCGGACGGATCGTGTGATTCGATCGAGGTCAAGGACGATCTCGCCAGGTTCGTCGGCGGCGGCGCAACCGAGGCGGTCGCCAAACTCGCGGCGAAACTCAGGGAAGGCGGAGAACTCCGCGTAAGCGTCCCGGACTTTGACCGGCTCATCGACGCCTACAAGGGCGGGACGTCGACAGACGTCGAGGAGCGGCTCCTCGGCAAGGCCGGCGAACACGGCTCGATCTGGAACCGGCAGAAACTCGGCGACACGATGAAGGCCGCAGGCCTCGACGACGTGCGGCCGTGGAAGGCCGGCGAAGATCCGACCGCGGTCAGCCTCGAAGCGGTCAAGATCCCGGCCATCACCGAACTCCGGAACGTCGAAGCGCTCGTCTCGATGCCGCGGCTCGCGTGGACTGAGAACATGTTCTGCGCTATTGCGGCGCTTATACCGCTGAAGATCAACATCACGAAGCACACCGGCGCCTTCTGGGGCCAGTGCCTCGCGCGGCTCATGTCCGAGGCGATCGCGAAGCCGTCTTGCGAATGGGTGCTGACGCTCGACTACGACTCGATCTTCGAGAAGCAGGATGTCATCGACCTGTACCGGTTGGCGACCCGGAAGAACCTCGACGCGGTGGCCGCGATGCAGATCGGACGCGAGCGCGATACGGTCCTGATCACCTGCGAGGATGCCGAAGGGAACGCCCGGAACTCGCTCACGCTTGAGGAGATCACGGCCGACGCGATCGAGGTCGCGACCGCACACTTCGGCCTTACGCTCGTCCGAGCCGATGCGCTCCGCAACCTGCCGAAGCCGTGGTTCCACGGGTCGCCGGCATCGGACGGCACTTGGGGCGAGGGTCGCATCGACGACGACATCCAGTTCTGGCGCCAGTGGAAGCGAACCGGCTTCAAGGTCTGGCAGGCGAACCGAGTCCGCATCGGTCACATTCAGGTCATGGTGACTTGGCCGGACCAGAGGCTCGCCGCACGGCACCAGTATCATTCGAAGTACGTGACCGAGGGACGGCCGGACTACGCGAGGTCTTGAATGGCAGTCGATCCGAACAGTCTGACCACGCTTGCCAAGTTGGAGACCTATCTGGGCGTCACGGCCGGCACGGATACCAGCCTGCTGGAAGCCTCGATCGACGCCGCGTCGGTGCAGATCGAGAACGTGCTGGGTCGAGTCATCAAGGCACGCGACCTCTATGAATGGCACGACTCGGAACGTACCGACGAGATCGGTGTCAGGACGAGGCCGATCAATCACGTCAAGTACGTGGCGTTCGGTTCTAACAACGCGATCGAGGTGCGAAGCACGATCTCCACCGACGTGCTCGCGACTGTCGAGGTGACGACGACGAACATTCGTCTCTTTCGCCTGACCGAAAGCGGCTCCTCGCAAGTGACTACGGCAGGATTCGCAGGTCACCAGACGACCGAGGAACTTGCGGATCACATCAACGGCATGACCGGGTTTTCGGCCACGGCTGTAAGGAACTACGACGCCTACCAGCTTCATCCGCGAGCAGGCATCAACGTCAAGGACACGACCGGTTACCTGACCGCAGCATGGGACACGTCGGCCGACCTTCGGGTCAACGCCGAGTCGGGCATCATCTCTTTCGTGCGAGACACATTCCCGAGCGATCACTGGATTACGGAGTTCCCGGCATCGCCGATGTCCGTGCTAGTGGCCTACAACGGCGGTCTTTCGACAGTGCCATATGACATCGAGCAGGTGTGTCTTGAGGTGGCGGCCCAGATGTACCGGGACCGCAAGCGAGATCGCGGCGTGCAGTCGGAGAGCCTCGGCGACTACTCGTACAGCCTCGGTCAGGCGACCGCCGCTCTCGACCTGATCCGGTCCCGGCTGGGCTCGAGGACTCGTATCCGGTGAGCATCGACGCGCTCATCTCGTCCTACGGCCGGACGCTCGCGAGGCAGCGGCCCGTCTGGATCCGCGACGTAAGCGGCGGTGCCGCGCAGAGCACGACGGCCGGCACGACGACCTCGGCGATCACCGGCTACCTACAGGTCGGCGGCGGTGCCGTAGGGCTCCGCTACGGCCGCGAGAACCTCCGCAACCCGGCGACGCTCTACTGCCTGGGTGCGGTGGACGTGCAGCCGGAAGACATCTTGACGGTCACTGTCGCGAGCGAGACCCGCACCTATCGCGTGGACGCGGTCCGCATCCCGAACGACCGGCCGACGAGCGATCCGATGTGCCACAAGATCTGCTCGCTTGAGGAGGATTATCCGCGTGGCTAAGGGTGGCAAGTCAGGTCCAGCCGGCGGTGCCTCGTTCAACTTCGACGGTAAGGCTATCGCCGATGCGATCGTCACCGGTTGCGCTCAAGGCACGTTGATGGGTTTGCAGCAGTTGCAGCGCGAGGTGAAGACGACCTTGAGTCAGGCCGGCACCGGAATCAAATGGCCGGGACTGCCGACCCGTTCGAGCGCTCCGGGTCGACCGCCGGTTTCGCAGACCGGAAACCTTCGTCGCTCGTGGCAGACCGGTCAGCCGCAACGCGTCACAGCCGGTCGGCGTC